TAGTGAGAGGATATTCTAATGGATGAATTTTTTGACACTTCAAAGATGTCTTTGCAAGAGATGATCGAACTGAGGGACTCCCTTAAAGCCAAAGAGGCAAGACTAGAAGATCAAAAGTTAAAAAGAGAAGACTGGCCGGGTCTAGACTATTTTCGGCGTACTACCCCTCTATCAGATCCTTCTGAAGAAAAGGTGCGGAAATGGAGCATAGGTAATTACACCCTAAATTTTGACCAAGATGTGCATCCTGACGTAGCTAAGGCCATGGCAACGGACCAACAGCGTAGATCTCGGGCATATATGAATCCGCTTGCAATACAGGAACGGAAAAAACTTAGGCAAAAACAACGCGAAACGGGCATTCCACAGGAGTACCCAAAGTACGCAAAAGGCGGTTTTGTTGAGACAAGGGGCGAAGGAAAGGCAATAAGGCGCAAGAAAACGAGGATGTTCTAATGATTCACGCACTGATAGGACCCGTGACAGGGTTATTGGACAAGTTTATTGAGGACAAGGACCAGAAAGCGAAGTTAGCGCATGAGATAGCGACCATGGCCGAGAAACAGGCACATGATAACGCGATGGCGCAGATTGAGGTGAATAAAATTGAGGCGGCGTCCCCCGATTTCTTTAAAAGTTCGTGGCGCCCCTTTATTGGTTGGGTCTGTGGGGTAGCATTTGCCTACCATTTTGTGCTACAACCTATTATTATTTTTGTGGTAGCCTTATTTGGCGCAGAAATACCAGCATTACCCGAGTTTGACATGGCAAGTTTGATGACGGTGTTAGGGGGATTACTGGGGCTGGGTTCGTTACGAACCTACGAAAAATCGAAGGGGTTAACTAAGTAATATGGCTACTGAACCTACATCTTTGATTGACGGTGCAATTCCGGCACAGGGCATGCCTCTTGGTGGCATGGGCGATGATGACGAAGAAATTATTGTAGAGCAGCTTGAAGAGGATCCGGAAGTATCAGAGCAGGAAGATGGTTCCGTTCTGATTGGTGGTGACGATGCGGAGATGCAGGAGCTTTTGCAGCAGCAGATGCTACAGGAGCCGGATGCGAATCTTGCGGAAATCCTGGACGAGGAAGATTTAACGGACATTGCACAGGATCTCATCTCCAAGTACGAGGATGACCGCTCAGGTCGTCAGGAATGGGAAGACGCCTATACGGAAGGATTGGAATTACTGGGAATCAAGTATGAGGAGCGTGAAGAACCGTTCCGGGGCTCCAGTGGTGTAACCCATCCTTTGATTGCCGAGGCAGTCACGCAATTCCAGGCTCAGGCATATAAAGAATTATTACCCAGTTCTGGTCCTGTACGGACACAGGTTGTGGGTACTTCTACTCCGGAAACAGTTTCCCAGGCACAACGCATCCAGGATTTCATGAATTACCAGATTATTCATGTAATGGATGAATACGATCCGGAGATGGACAGGCTGTTATTCTATCTGCCGTTGGCAGGTAGTGCCTTCAAGAAAATTTATTTTGATGACATCCTGGATCGCACGGTGTCCCGGTTCGTCCCAGCGGACGACCTAGTCGTCCCATACAATGCGACGGATCTTGCATCTTCCTCCAGGGTCACGCATGTCACCCGTTTGTCGATGAATGACATACGCAAATTCCAGGCGGGCGGCTTTTACAGGGATATTGAGCTTAAGCCCTATGAAGCGGACGATGAGTTACGCAACAAGGAGCGTGAGCTAAGTGGGATTGAGAAGACCACGGGAGATATGGACTGCACATTATTGGAGGTCCATACCGATCTGGACTTGCCTGGGTTTGAGCATCGTAACCCCATGGACAACGAAGAGACAGGCATTCAGTTGCCATACATCATTACCATAGACGAGGGCAGTTCTAAAATACTGGCCATCCGGCGGAACTGGAAACAGGGCGACCAATACTACCGTAAACAGCAGTATTTCGCGCATTACAAGTTTTTACCGGGTCTGGGGTTCTATGGATTTGGTCTTTTGCACATGATTGGTGGCCTGGGACGGTCGGCAACGTCCATTTTAAGGCAGTTAATAGATGCTGGTACGCTGGCTAATCTGCCCGCAGGATTCAAGGCCCGTGGAATACGCATCAGGGATGCTGATGAGCCGTTATCTCCCGGAGAATTTCGTGATATTGATGCTCCAGGCAGTGCATTAAGGGACAGCCTTATGCCGTTACCTTATAAAGAGCCCAGCCAAACATTAATGCAGTTATTAGGGTTTGTAGTGGATGCCGGGCGCCGTTTTGCGGCGATAGCGGACGTTCAGGTAGGCGATGGGAATCAACAGGCGGCGGTAGGAACGACGGTAGCACTACTGGAACGTGGTTCCAGGGTGATGTCGGCCATACATAAACGTATGTACTACGCCCAGAAACAGGAATTCAGGATGATGGCAAGGATTTTTGCGGAATCCCTGCCTCCCATGTACCCCTACCAGTTGGTAGGTGTAGATGCCATGATCAAACAGACGGATTTTGATGACCGGGTGGACGTACTTCCGGTTGCAGATCCCAACATTTTCTCGGTATCACAGCGTATGGCGCTGGCACAGACACAATTACAACTGGCGCAGTCGAGTCCGCAGATGCACAACATGTACGAGGCATTCCGCAGAATGTACGAAGCGGTGGGTGTGCAGAACATTGAGGCCATTTTACCGCCGCCGAAGCAGCCAGAGCCTATGGATCCGGCACTAGAGAACTCTTTTTCGCTTATGCAGCAGCCACTTCAGGCATTTCCGGATCAAGATCACGACGCCCACATGGCGGCACACATTGCCTTTATGAGAACACCTGTTCCTGCGTCCACACCTGCTATTTTTGGCCTATTGCAGTCGCATTTATGCCAGCATATAGCGTTTAAAGCCCGAAATATGGCGACGGCGGAGATGCAACAGGCGATGCAGGAGCAAATGGCCATGGGACAGCAACCGCAACAGGTGGATATAGAGCCCAGGGTCGCGCAGCTAATAGCGGTAATAACAGAAGAGGTCATGGGCGCACTAATGCCGCCCCAGGAAGGACCGGATCCGCTGGTAGAGCTTCGTTCCAAGGAATTGGACATTAAAGCAATGGATATGCAACGGAAAGCGGACGAGTTTTCCGAGAAACAGGCGTTTGAGGAGCAACGGGAGGCCGAACGCCAGGGAATAACCCGTGAGAAGATAGATTCGCAGGAGGACATTGCCCAGTTAAGGGCAGATGTAAACATGGAGCGAATAGATCGCATGGGTGGTGGAGGTAGAGGAGAGTAATATGCCCGGAAATAAAGTCGGAAAAGTGATGGGCGAGTTCAAAAGAGGCACTCTTCGTAGTGGTAGCGGGAAAAAGGTGACCAATCCGGCCCAGGCCAAGGCGATTGCTTTGTCCTATAAAAAGGGCGGTGCGGTAAAGAAACTAACAGAAAGACAGAAACAGGCGTTAAAACGTCATTCCGAACACCATACACGCAAACATATGACGGAGATGCGTAAAATAATGCGCGGAGGCAAGACTTTTACTGAAGCGCACAAAATTGCAATGAAAAGAGTGGGGAGATGAAGATGTTTTATACAAAAATTTTAGCGACAATGTTATTGTCGTTTTCTGTTTTTGCAACAGAGTATGTTATTCCGCGTATTGACGGCGGATACATCTATAGTGACGGTACGGTAGTGACTCCGCGCATTGACGGCGGATACATAATCGACCGATCTGTATACACCATACCCTGGGCTGAAGGAAATCAAATCATAAACCGTGGTTTTGAGGTCCAGAGTGAGCATATACCCTCGCCTTTACCGGATGAGGGCCTGGGTTTTGACAATATATGGGATTAACCAATGGTTCGTAGAGCGCAAATGCAAAAGCAGTTAGATATGTCGTCCACTGAGGCGGACAAACTGCTTAAAAAAGCGGGAAAAATGAACGATCAATTATTTAATGGGGGCGGAGCCGTGACAAAGATCATCAGAGAATCTAGAGAAACGATTGAAGAGCCTGAAAAAACGATATCGGACAGAGATCGAGCTTTAGCGGAACAGGCAATTCTTGAAGAGACTGGCAAAACGATATCGGACAGAGATCGAGCTACTATGCAAGGACTGATGTCTCTTGAGGAGCGTGACAACATTAGAGATCCATTTGACGATACAGGAATGACTGCCGATCAGTTGAATCCAATCTTTTTTCCCAAACGAGCAGCTACCCGAAAAATGCCAGCAGAGCCAGCGAGAGGCATGAAAGGCGGCGGCAGCGTTGCTTCTGAAGAGTATTATGCTCACGGTGGTGCGGCCAAGAAACAAAAACGAGGCAAATCCAACAAGCATGGTGCCTTTTCAAAAGGACCAGGGCAGGGAGCCATGGTTAAGGGCACAAACTTCAGGGGTATTTTTTAGGGGTGGAAGACCATCCTTTACGGAAAAAATCCAAAGCAGTGAAAGAGAAAGCGGAAAGCCTGTTAGAAAGAGCCAAGGCAATTTACCCGCCGCCAAAGCCCAAAGCCCGAAAGAAACAACGGAACTTAGATAAAATAACGCGGAGAATCAGGTAATGTCAGTACTAGAAGAGCGCATACAAGCGGTTAGAGACAAAGCAGGACTAAGCCCGGCTGATAAAAGAAGAAGAATTGAAACACTTAAACGGGCGCATAAAGCGAAAAGCAGCGCGACAAAACCGTCAGGCCCTAGCGCAGAAGCCAGAAAAAGCGCAGCAGAAAACCGTAGAAAGGATGCGGAGTCCAGAAAGCCTAAGACGTTTGCAGGACGTATGAAGGCCAGAAACCTGGCAGCGGTTACGAAAGAGCAATTAGACGCCTATAAAAAAGCGGGTGGCACAGGCGGTCTTGGCGGCCTATTAAATAAAGCTAACAAATTAGGCTCGGTAGCGTCTGCAATTAAGGATACCAGGGAGCGCAACGTGAAGAGAGTTGCGCGAAAAGGCGCTGGTGGAAGAAGCGCAGCAGAAAACCGCGAAAAAGATGCTAAATCACGAACGACAACCACATCACGAACGACAACCACAGACGCCCGCGAACGCCAGGTCAAAAAAGATGCGGAAAATGCAGCCAGAAAAAGAAGCGCAGCTTTAAATCGCGAAAAAGATGCTAAATCACGAATGAAAGCTACAGAAACGGAGCAAAGACAAATGAGCGAGAAGAGAAAACAGAAGGATGCAACAAGGAAAAAGCTAAGAACGCTTCTTAAGTCTACGACAACGGCTAAAGACATGGATACGACGCCTGTCACATTTCCTAAAGTTACTGTGGACTTGGACGCTAGAGGAAAAGAGAGAGTTAAAAACGCTGCAAAGGCATTAGGTGTTCCGCTTATTATTGCTCTTGGAGGAGGCACAATCGGGGTAGCTAGGACACTTGCGCCAAGAGCCGCAAAGGTTATAAAAGATGCAGTGGCCGCAGGTAAAAAATCATTTAAAAAGCAAAAAGCCGTTGTAAAAGGTCAACAAACCAGGGAAGCCAAGAAAACAGAGCAAAAATTTAAAGAAAGAGATGAGAGATTGGCCAAAGGGGAAAGAGAAAAGGCAAATCGCGAAGCCAGCCTAAAAAGAAGAGACGACGCATTAGAGACAGGCTATATGCGTGGCGGAGCAGTTAGAAAAGGTCCAGAGGGATTTAAAGGGATATTTTAGTTTATAGTATGGAAGATCTTACTCATTTCTCCTATCATATACTTAAAGTAGTACAGGAAAGGATTACTTTGACGCAGGAGGCCATTTTACACGGCTCCCCCAAAGAGTTTGTTGAGTACAGGGAACTGGTAGGGGAACTGAGAGGGCTTCAATTTTGTGAAACAGAGATAAAAGAGCTTCTGAGTAGATCAGAAATGCAGGAGAATTGATTAATGACGAAAGTATTATACGTGCCTGATCACGTTGCGGCGGAAGAAAACCAGAAGCGTAATGCTTCTGTAGCCGAAGCCTATGTAGACAAAGAGGAGAAAGTACTGGATCCGTCCAGGCTGGATGTTTCTTTGAGCGAAAGGCTACCGCAGCCGACCGGGTGGCGCTTACTAGTGATGCCCTATGCAGGGAAAGCCACTAGCGAAGGGGGGATACATATCCCCGATGCAGTAAGAAACCGTGAGGCATTGGCTACGGTAGTAGCTTATGTCTTGAAGGTAGGACCACTGGCATACAGGGACGAAGCCAAATTTGGCATAGAAGGTTCCGGTAAAGCCTGGTGCAAAGAGGGTGATTGGGTTTGTATTGGTCGTTATGCTGGCGCCCGCTTCAAAATTGATGGCGGTGAAGTCAGAATTATCAATGATGATGAGGTCATTGCAACGATTATAGAGCCCGATGACATACAACATGTCTAATAGAAAGGAGAAAGAAACCATGGGAATGGCGACATGCTTGAGGAGAAAGATATAGAAGTAGGTGATTCTGACGAATCTCCGGTAGATGTAGATCTGGAAGAAGGAAAAGTTGTCCAGGAAGAGGACGACACGCCTAATGTAGAGGCTGTTTCCGAGGACCAGAAAGAGGAAGAACTAGAACAGTATAGTGCTGGCGTTCAGAAAAGAGTAGACCAACTCACACGACGGTTTCGTGAGGAAGAACGTCAAAAACAGGCTGCCATTGATTTTGCGGAAAGTGTTAAAAAACGCAATTCGGAGCTTGAGAAAAGGATTGAAAACCTGGACAAGGGTTATCAAGAGGAGTTTGGCAACCGGGTCGAATCCCAAGTTGATGTTGCTAAAAAAGTACTCAAAGATGCTCATGAGTCCGGTGATGTAGACAAGATAGTAGAGGCCCAAGAAGCCCTTGCAAACCTTTCTGTTGACAGAGTCCGGCTAAAAACCGCCCAGAAACAGGCGGAAGAAGTGGAACTTAGTCCAGAGCCCGTTATGGGAACTAACGAACAACCTGTAATCCCCCCTGTTCCTTCTGCGGAGCAGGTGATGGATCAACAGCCGAAGTTGAAGGAATGGGTATCCAGGAATGATTGGTTTGGTCCTGATGAGATAATGACTCAGGCCGCTTTTTACATTGATTCACAACTTCAGCAACAAGAAGGGTTTGACCCGAACACAGATGAGTATTATGCTGAGATAGATAGAAGAATGCTTGCTGAGTTTCCTCATAAGCTCGGCAGAACTAACGGGGGAGGCAAAAAGGTTGCGTCAGCCGAAGCCTCAGCATCCCGCAATAAGAGTAAACGTAAGACTGTGCGGTTAACGTCTTCACAGGTTGCAATAGCAAATCGGCTAAATGTTCCTCTCGAGGAATATGCCAAATACGTGTAAGGAGTTAACCATGGAAGAAAATACGGAAAACACAAGTCGCCAGAAAACTACTCGCAACAGGACGCCAAGAGCCAATGAAACACGGGCCGGGCAAGCTCGCAGAGAACCATGGAAGCCACCGTCTATGTTAGACGCACCTCCTGCGCCGGAAGGATATAAGCACAGGTGGATAAGGGCGGAAGTCATGGGATACGATGACCGTAAAAACGTGTCAGCACGATCTCGAGAGGGATACGAACTGGTACGAGGGGAAGAGTATCCTGACTTTAGCATTCCCACCATTGAGAATGGCAAGCATGCCGGAATCATTGGAGTAGGGGGATTGCTTTTGGCAAGGGTTCCAATAGATATCGTTGAACAACGCAGCGAATACTACCGGGGAATGACCCGCGATCAAATGACGGCTGTTGATAACGAGTTGGCTCGAGAACAGCATCCAGTAATGCCTATCAATAAACCTGATAGGCAGACGAGTGTAACTTTTGGAGGTCCTCGAAAAGAAGAGGGCTAGGAGTAAGTAAGTATGGCTAATATAAATGGAGCTTTTGGCCTTCGTCCTATTGCAAAATTGGGACAAGGCGCAAACTCCACTGGTACTTCAGGCTATACACCTTATGAAATTGCCAGCGGAAACTCCAATGCCATTTACCACGGTAGCCCAGTTATCCCGTTATCCACGGGATATATTGACATAGTGGGCGCTGCGGCAGGTGGTTCAGTGAGTTTGGTTGGTGCTTTCATGGGATGTGAATATGTCTCCAGTACCACTGGAAAAACGGTCTGGTCAAATTATTGGCCCGGATCTGGAGCAGATAGCAACCATCCGGTTAAAGCGTTTGTCGAAGATGACCCTGATCAATTATTCGTAATTGCTACGGACGCATCCTGGACAAGTAAAGCGACTGCAAGGGCTTCTGTCTTTGCAAATGCCAACTTTGCTACTGGAGCCTCTGGTTCTACGGCAAACGGCATGTCATCGGCAACACTTGCTATTAGCACAATCAACACCACCAATTCTCTGCACCTGCGGATTATGGGTTGGGTTGATGATCCAAGCAATGCAGATTTTGCTTCTGCTGGGATTGGTGCAGTAGTACGGTTGAACAACAGCTTTAATGCCCCGACAGGGTCCATTGCGGCTGGCACACCTTCAACCACAGGCGTATAGGAGGCTAAATAATGGCTATTAGTAGAGCGCAATTAGCGAAAGAACTAGAGCCTGGCCTCAATGCCCTTTTTGGCTTAGAGTACGCCAGGTACGACAACGAATCTGCTGAAATATATGAAACCGAATCTTCAGATCGTGCATTTGAAGAAGAGGTGATGCTTTCTGGTTTTGGTGCTGCACCAGTTAAATCAGAAGGATCGGCAGTATCTTTTGACGATGCACAAGAGGCATATACCGCCAGGTATACACATGAGACCATTGCTCTTGCTTTTTCCATTACGGAAGAAGCTATAGAGGATAATCTCTATGACCGCCTCGCTAGTCGTTACACAAAAGCATTAGCACGTAGCATGGCTAACACCAAACAGGTGAAGAGTGCCGCTACGTTAAATAATGCTTTTGATAGCACCTTTACAGGTGGTGATGGAAAAGAGCTTTGTGCTACAGACCATCCTCTTGTGAACGGCAACGACTTAAGGAACGAGCCCAGCACGGCTGCTGACTTGAACGAAACAAGCCTTGAAAACGCACTTATCGACATTGCTGCCTTTGTTGATGAGCGTGGACTCAAGGTCTCTGTTCGAGGAATGAAGATGATTATTCCTCCTGCATTGCAGTTCGTAGCAGACCGATTGCTCGAATCCACTCTTCGTCCTGGAACGGCGGATAATGACATTAATGCCACTAAGAACATGGGAATGCTTCCGCAGGGCTACACTGTCAACCACTATCTGACCGACACGGATGCTTGGTTTATTAAGACCGATGCTCCCAGAGGATTTATCCATTTTGAAAGAATGGCTATGTCTACGAAGATGGAAGGTGATTTTGATACTGGCAACATGCGGTTCAAAGCCCGTGAGCGTTACAGCTTCGGATACTCTGACCCACGTTGTGTATTTGGTTCACCAGGTGCGTAAATAAGTAAATGAAAGGGAGTGGAAACACTCCCTTCTCATTTGTTTTATCTAGGGAATAAAGCCTTAAAGACTGCCCTAGCAGACGCTTACTACGACTTTAAGGTTAAACCTTTGTAAGAAGGAGAAAATAATGGGTACAACTCGTTTTTCAGGTCCTGTTATGTATTCTGGTGCAGGAACCGACAGTAGTGGATTAGGAACTTGGTTTCGTAATCTTCCTATTCAAGCAAACCCCGATTATGTCGTTAAAATGGACGATTTTACTGGTGTTGATATTGATGATACTGATGATTGGACTAAATCTGTCCTGAATTCCGGTACGTTAACTCTTTTAGCGGATCACGTAGGTGGATGGGCTAAATCTCTTGGTGACGGTTCTACTGATAATTCTGGTGGAGCGATTCAAGGCAATGAGATTTTTATGGTAGCAGCCAACAAGAAAATCTTTTTTGAAGCAACTGTAGCAGTAGCTGATGCTGATGACATGGATATGTTTGTCGGTTTGGCTGAGAATGGCACATTTGCAACAGGTGTTCCTTTCACGGCAAATAACCAGATTGGGTTTTTGTTAGTAGAAGGGGCAGCCGATATTTATGCAAACTGTGATAGTGGTGGAACTGAAACTAAAACTGATACAGGCGTTGATTTTGCTGATGGTGCTGAAAGTGGTTCAACTATTACTAATACCCGCAGACTTGGCTTTGTAGCTACAGGAACAGGTAAAGTAGAATTTTATGTAGATAGAAAGCTGGTTACGACAACGACTGGTAATATACCTACTTCTGCATTAACACCTTGGTTTTGTGCAATGTCTGGAACCACAACTGCTGATGCTGCTTGGTGTGATTATATCTTGATAGCTGCACAACGAACTACAGACGGTATGATCGAAGCTAATGATCAGCCGTAAGGAGTGATTTATGGTTGGTAAAACTTCAAAACCGAAAGTTACCGCTAAAAGTGCTAGTTCTTCTGCGCCTAAGATAGAAGATCGTTATAAGAAGGAATTGCCCCCAAAAGGCAGTGCCAAGTATAAAGCATATGTTATGCAGGGTCTGATTAAGGAAAAATAGGAGGCTGGCATGGCAGATACGGTAACAAATAAAACAATTATAGATGGTCCTCGCATTTTTGTTGGATCTTTTAATTGGACA